TAGACGAAACCTCATCAAATTCGGGGAAGCCTGTAAAATGGTAATCCCGAGCCAAGCCCTGCAAAGGGAAGGTGTAGAGACTAGACGGTGAGCATCCCAAGCGGATGAAGGGATAGTCCAGACCACAAACGGAGACATCCGGCAGCGAAAGCTGTAGCTGGTATGAAAGGCACTTGTACAAGGTGAGATCGACACGTTCCTGGGCTTCAAGTTCATTACCTCGACCCGGCTGGAAACCGACGGCAGCTCCTATCGCAAAGTCATTGCATGGGCGCAAGACGGTATCAAGCTGGCGATGGGCCGTGACCTGATGTCTAAAATCGAACCTCGCGCAGATAAATCGTACAGCACGCAAGTCTATGTATGTGCCACCTTTGGTGCCACTCGCATGGAGGAAGCGAAGGTGTGCGAGATACTCTGTTCAGAATAGGAAAGGAGAAGCTAAATGACTACTAAAAATAGCACACTCGTTTCCAATTGGATTGCGAGTCCACAAGTCCTTAGTCCAAGCTATCAGCTGCACGGCGTTACGCGGACTGCACAAGGCACGATCGAGCTGGCAACGTCTGATATCGACGATAATGATGTCATTCATTTGATGCCGATCGCGGTCGGTGCGTCGATAACGTCGATTAAGCTGGCAGCTGACGATATGGACTCAGGCGGTTCTCCGACTTTGACCTTCAATGTTGGCCTGTACACTACGGCCAGCACTCCTGTGGTCAAAGACGAGGATTGTTACTCCACCGCGATCACGCTCGGCCAGGCTGCTACAGCCTTCACCGAGTATGCGTTCGAGGTGCGTAACATCAACGTCTGTGGCCAGCGCGTCTGGGAAGATGCGGGCGAAACCACTGATCCGGGCGGGCAGTATTATCTGTCCCTCACGGTCCAGGCAGCAGCTGATACAGCTGTGGCTGGGGATCTCTCGTTTATCGTCCAGTACGTTGTTGACTAACGGCTAACCGGAAAGGGGAGCTGGCGATTGCGGCTCCCCGATCCGCTCTTTAAACTTCGGAGTCAATCATTATGCCAAGAAAACGAAAGATAGTTACCGCATCGGGTGCGACGATCATCGACCCGAATGAAATTAGGGCAAGAACCCAGCGACCTGCATGGGCTAAGAAAAAAGCAAAGCCAAAAAAGAAAAAATAAATGCGTAAGCTGGTCCCTGACATGCTGTCAGCCGACGAGGCCAATAGCCTGATGATCGGTAATCAGAGCTTTGACAATCCGCTGGTGAAGCGGGTCATCTCGCATATGCCAAAGGCCGCGGCGATTGTGTCCGAAGCCATTGCCCGTGTCGAAGATCATAAGCCGGGTCATCCCTGGCACCTCGATACCGGCGATGCCAACCAGATGCCCTGGTGCCGATTTACTGCGTCCACACTGCTGTCGCCGGTCGAAGATTTTACCGGCGGCATGTTTTATTTTAAAGACCCGCCCGCCCAGCACAAAAAATATCTCGCCAGCGTTATCTTCGACCTTGATAACGAGCATATGGTCGATCCGCATGAGGGCGTGCGAAAGGTTCTGCTAATTTTTCTGGGGGCTCAAGATGGCCAGTGAAGTCGAGACAATTAATTCCGCACTCAACATGCTGGGTGCGACCAACATCATCAGTCGCGGTGAGGACAGTAAATCTGCGCGGGTAACCAATCAGCGGTTTGACGCTGTCCGCGATGCTGTCTTCCGCGCTCATCCCTGGAACTGTTTGGTGACCAGAGTAGCTCTGACATCTGACAGTGATTCCCCGGCCTTTGACTGGTCTTATCAGTTCACCCTGCCGACAGATCCCTATTGNCTGCGTGTCATGCGCCTCGATTATTTGGATATCGAATTTCGCGTCGAAGGCCGAAAAATACTCTGCGACGAAAGCACCATTAATATGGTTTACCTGGCTCGCGTCACTGATCCCAATGAGTGGGATAGTCTGCTGGTGGAAACGATCGCCGCCCGCCTGGCTGCAGATGTTAGTTTTGCGATGGTGCAGTCAACCAGTTTAACGTCGACACTTTATGCGCTTTATGAAAACAAACTCTCCGAGGCTCGCTTCACCGATGCTACCGAGGGCACGCCAGGTGCAGTTACCGGCGTTGTCAGCTCGGGCGGGCTTCAATCCGATGTCCTGATTAACTCCAGGCTGTAACATGGCCAAAGTCAATTATGCCTTCGCAAATTTTACGGCAGGCTTGCTCAGCCCGCGCCTGGGCGGCCGGACTGATTTAAGCAAGTATTACAATGGCTGTAATCAATTAGAGAATTTCCTGGTGCATCCGCATGGCGGTGTCTCGCGGCGGCCGGGCACACGCTACGTTGCAGATTGCAAAAGTAGTGCGGCCAAATCACGGCTGATCCCGTTCATTTTTTCGGTCACGCAAGCATACGTCCTCGAATTTTTTAACAACGGATTCAGAATTTATCGAGATGGCGGGCAGGTCACCAGCGGGTCGCCAGCTACTGCCGTCGAGGTTGTAACGACCTATACAACGGCGCAGCTGGCGGCTCTAAAATTTGCCCAATCGGCCGATGTGATGTATGTGGTTCATCCCGATCATCCGTTGAGGAAGATCAGCCGGACCTCGCACACCGCATGGACGATCGCCGATGTCGAATTGGCGAGAGGGCCGTTCCTCGATGTCAATAAAACAACTACAACCATGACGGCCGACGCCCGCACAGGTGCGTCGATCACCATCACCGCCAGTGCAGTTACCGGCGTCAACAACGGCGATGGCTTTACGACCGCCGTCGATGTCGGCCGCCTGATCAGACTGCATCATGGCTACGCCAAGATCACCGCAGTGGGATCGACCACCACATGTACTGCAACGGCGCAGGAGAACGGGGATTTCATCGCGGAGCTCGAGCCGTCTTACACCGCGACCACTATCGGCCTGGCCGAGGGGGATCCCAGCAGCACCGGCCTTGAACACAACGATCGCATCACCGACACGGCCAAGATGTTCGTCGAGGAAGGATTCAAAAACGGCATGACGATCACGGTGTCGGGCTGCGGCACTGGTGCCAACGACGGCGACTATCTGGTTGTTGCCGTCACCGACGACACCATGCTGCTGGCACCCAGCGATGATGTCACAACAGAAGCTGCCACCGCCTCGATCACGATCGTCGGCAAACTGAAGCCCGACAAGAACTGGGCGCTAGGCTCGTTTTATCCGGCCTGCTATCCATCGGCCATCGCGTTTTATGAACAGCGGCTCGTTCTCGCGGCGACCTCAAACCAACCGCAAACGGTTTTCTTTAGTGTTGGCGGCGACTTTGAAAATTTCACGGGCGGCACCCTGGCCGACAGCGCACTGACTTATACTCTGGGATCTAATTTTCAGAACATCATCCACTACTTGTCGTCCTCGCGCTCGCTATTGGTCGGCACTTCCGGCGGCGAGTTCGCCGTCAGGGCAAGCGGCACCGATGAGCCGATCACGCCAGTCAACGCGCAGATCAAGCAGCAGTCGACCTATGGGTCGGCTGACGTTCAGCCGNTNCAAGTCGGCAATGCGGTTCTGTTTCTGCATAGAGAAAGCAGAAAGATTCGCGAGCTGACTTACAATTATGATTCTGACAGCTATACCGCGCCTGATCTAACCATCCTCTCGGAGCATGTCACCGAGGGCGGTGTCACCGAGATGGCGTATCAACAGGAGCCTGATAGCATTGTCTGGGGCGTGCGCGCCGATGGCGTGCTGTTGGGCATGACTTACCGGCGCGAAGAGCAAGTGGTCGCCTGGCACACTCACAAGATCGGCGGTGTCTCGGGCAACTGCACCGTCACCGTCACCGACTATGCCAACATTGCAACCGGCACAACGCTGACGCTGACCAAGAGCGACGGCACCGAAGTGGTGTTTACCTGTCAAGGGGCTGGCGACAGTACGCCGGACACAAATAAGTTTTTCCACAACGAGGGCAACGATACGACNGCCGACAATATTTTTACGGCTGTAAATTTGCACTCAGATTTTACAGTGGCCAACCCTGCGGCCAATGTGGTGACGATTTACGAGACAACCAGGGCTGGCGTCGGCTACCTGTCGATCGAATCAACCGACGATATCAGGCTGGCCGTCACCAGCGAAAGTCACGCACTGGTCGAAAGTGTTACCTCGATCCCCGGCACCAATGAAGGCGAGGTCTGGATCGTCGTTCAGCGCACTATCAACGGCGCAACAACCCGGTGTATCGAATATATGAAATCGTTCGACTTCGGCACCGACATCGCCGATTCATTTTTTGTCGACAGCGGGCTTACCTACTCAGGCGCGGCGGCGACAACGCTGAGCGGTCTGACGCATCTGGAAACGGAGAATGTCAGCATCCTCACCAACGGCGCAACCCATGACACAAAGGTCGTTGCCTCGGGTGCGGTATCGCTGGATATTTCGACCACAAAGGCGCATGTCGGGCTGCCCTATAATTCCACCTTGCAGACCATGCGTCTCGAGGCCGGTGCTACCGACGGCACGGCGCAGGGCAAGATCAAGCGGATCGATACGGCCACCGTCCGGCTGTTCCGCACCGTCAACGCAATGGTCGGCGGCGATACCACTACCCTGGACAGGATCGCTTTTCGATCCGCTGCCGACGAGATGGATGAGCCGGTGCCGCTGTTTACCGGCGATAAGTCGATCGAGATGCCGACCGGCTACGATCAGGATGGTTACGTTGTCGTGCGTCAGGACTTGCCATTGCCGATGACGCTAATTTCGGTCATAGCAAGGGCTCAGACATTTGATTAGATTGATTGATTTTGATGCCGCCCATGCCGACGATTTGTTTAAGAGATCGACAACGCTGGCGACGGCCGACAGCAAGTATGTTTTGGGCAATTGGCTCGACCGGCTGCAGCGGAAGGATCGCTCTTTTTCGCTGGTCGACAACGGCCATCTTGTCGCTGCATCGGGTGTTGTGGAAATTTGGCCGGGCATGGCCGAGGCCTGGCTGATCCCAAGCGACGATATTGTTAAATATAAATTCAAGGTCGTGCGCCTCGTCAGGCAGATGCAGGACGAGATTATGGCCGAGGACGAACTTCACCGGCTGCAGGCAACCGTGCGTGCCGACTATTCGATAGCCGTCAAGTTCATCGAGTTTGTTGGCTTTAAGCTGGAGGGCGTGATGAAAAATTACGGGCCTGACGGCACCGATCACTTAATGTATGCGAGGGTTGCTTAATGTCCAGTTTGTTAGGAATGGATGCGGCTAAAGAGCAGGCGCGGGCGCATCGCTGGAACGCGGCGATCCAAGAGCGCAATGCCAAGGTAGCCGACAGCGAAATCGAGTGGAAAAATATCGTTGGCGGTATCGCCGAGCAAGATTTTCTCGATGATGCCGAAAAGTTCAACGCTTTTGTCGGCGCAGCCAATCGGCATAATGGCTGGCAGAACACCGGCACCGCACTCGACGTTGCGATGGAATCCATTGCCGAGCAGGAGCAGGAAATCTCCAACATGGAGACAACGCAATTCGCCGAAGAGCGTGCCCTTCGGGAGCAAGCCGTCAACTTCCGGCTGCAAGGCGAGCTGAACCAGATTTATGCCCGCCAGGCTATCAAAGCTGGCAAGGCTCGCGCCTTTAGCACGATGGTCGATTGGGGTTTCAAGGGGGCATCATTGTTGATGTGATGAGTCATGCAAGTACCGACATATAAAAACCAGACAAAACTGCCCAAACAAACTGGGGCCAGCCCGCTCACCGTGCAGGCCAGTCCTGCTCAATACTCCCAAGGCAGTGAGGCCATCTATCAGGCGACCCAGAAAGCCGTGACGGCGGCGACGGCGTTCGCAGTGCAATTGCAAAAGTCCGATCGAGCTGCNGAGNAAGCTCGCCAGAAAGGCCTCATGGGGAATGTTCTTGATGTAACGCTGAAATCGGTGATGAAGCGGAAAGTTGGCGATTGGGTAGATAGGACAGGCAAACCTTACGAAACATACAGCGATTGGTATGAAGATCTTAGCAG